GTAGTTTTGAGTTTTGTACAGGTCTGACTAGATTTCACCTGTTCCCCGCAGGACCACAGAAAGCTCTCGCTAACTGAGGCCATTCTGGGGATTGCGTGAACGTGTTTTGCGGAAACACGTTCAAGCAATTACCACGTACTAAACGTTTTTGTTTTGTTTTCCATTTTTCTTCTTCTGCTTACCCGCCGCTGTTCCTAAATTCTTGGTAGCCGGCACCGGACCTCTATTCTTTGCATCCGGTCTAGGGGCGAATTGTTGCAGAGCATTTGCTGCCGCAGCCAGTCCTCCTCCTATCACACCACCGGTAGGTCCACCCAAGAATGTGCCCACTGGCACAGCCACCGTACGGATCAAACCCGAGATGACTTTCCACCAGTCACCCCAGGCATTCATCTCCACAGGCACAGCCACAGGCATTTTTGCAGCTACCTCGGAATAAACCTTGAGAGCTGCAGAGTCATACCCCGCACTCGGCGTCGCCAACACAGCCAGTGCTTGTTCCACTGTCCCGCAGCCAGGGGCCCTTTCAACATAAACCCGGAGTCTGATACGCAAGGTCGAATTCGCATTCAACCCGGTGACCATGACACCATGGGTGTTGAATGGTACCGCCTTCTGGCTCACACTATTGTACACGTTGGCCGGCGTCGCCACTGGGGCATAAGTCAAATTTGTGCCATGGTAATATTCTCCACTAGCAAATACACCCTTTTCCAAGCGTGCCACTGGTTGTCTAAACACTCCCGTAATGGGGTTTTCAACAGTCTGCTGCGTGCAAACACAGTAGGCACCTTTTGCCGCCTCCCACGCCACTGTCCCGTGCAGATTGGACGCTATAGCTGGCGTTGACGGGGCTTCCCTAATCGCTAGAATAGGTGTAATTCCCGCTGCGGTGGTAGCATTATTCTCTGTGAGTATGCAACTCTGGGAAAAGGATTGGGGCATTTTATACGCCGTAATAGTACCTTGTTTGTATATCTCAGCACTTGTGTTTATCACTTCGAACCCCATTCCTATCACACGACTTGAAGGTGTGACAAGATCCGAGTACGAACCCAACGAGGTATACGTGCCATTGGTCGGCGCATATGCTGCTGCTGCCACAGGAGCCAGCAGTTGCCCACTATTGCATGTGGTTATCTTAAGCACACCCGTCATATTGCCACTAGCCCCGATCAGTTGTGAAACGTCGGCATTAGCCATCTTGTACTCCATTTCGAACACGTCACCAACCACCTGGTTAACGTAAACATGTGCGTCCCAAGTGACCGCAGCTGGCGCAGCCACGTCTGCTTGATATTGGTAGCACTGTACCACGGTGTTACTACAATCAGCATCCGGGTAACCCGCTATAGGAACATTCCAATCATGGAATGGGTCGGTGGCTAGCGTTAACCACCTAGCGCCATCATCTGTCAACTGGCGCTGGCCGACCATTTCGGCCACATTCATTTGCTTTCTTGCTTTCATCGTTGTATGGGATGCCCCACGATGACAAGGGGACTATACATTGGCTGGTCTTTGGATCCGTGTAGTCTCTCGGCATTTTGTTTAGCACGGAATTATTGAGCCATAGGCACCGTTTTGGTCCACGCATTAGCGCGCCAGCCAACCCCATGGAGTGTTTTAGGCAAACCGGGCCCGCCTCGGGCCTCGGTTCGCGACAGCCACATCACTCCTAACTGTATACATCGGTCTGCACCTTACGGCCCCCGGACTATCAACAGCAGGCATTACATAACGTGAAAAGTAATGCCTGCAGTCATCAAATTCGTCACCACGATACATCAACAATAAAGCGGGATCTTTAATTTCCTCTAGTCCGTAGTTCTGCAAATTGCTTTCAATTTGCAACTGAGTATCAACGTCTATGTCAAACAGCCTCGCGAACTGGACCCTCACTTCATCTGATAGGGGCTTGGTAGCAGCAGCCAACGTTTCGTGCTCAAAAAATTTTACCTGCGATTCCAACATACGTTCATACCAATTTGCTTGCCATATGGGCTCCACACCCTCCGTAAGATGGATATAACGCAAAGCAAATTTCGTGAGTATGGGACAATTCGGATGCTCGTATAACAAGCTAAGAGCCTTAGCTCGCAACAAGCCTAACCGCACACGCGGTGAGGCCGCAATCGAAGGTGAATGCGACCAGCCAAAGTTTAGTATTATCTGCCTAGGGTCTGCCAGTGGACTACCATCGACAGACGCTATAATACCACAGAAGCTGGCTGCAAGCACATCTTGGCACAACTCTATCTTTATGTCGAACCCTATGTCTGAATAATCTTTAGACGTTAAGGTTCCCTGCATTGCGAACAGCCCATCGTCGCCTTCAACCACTCCAATGCAATTTTCACAAGAACCAGTTTTATGTTCGACTAAAAACAAAGTATTCATCAAGTTTGCGAATCCGTTACCTAACGATGTGCACATTTCACCAGACATACGACAAGCGTCAACTTTCAAGTCGAAATGTCTGAACTCGCAAACGTTTCTCTCGCCATGACTCCGCATATAGCATCAATCTCGAGCGGGTAATTTTGCAGCATGTACTTGTAAAGCTCAAACTCTGCTATTTTCATGTACCTAGCCGAAAAATGTGACTCAAAGTGGGAATAGTCCGTTTGATAATATGGTCCACCCCATCCCGTAAAACGTTGGACCATATAATTCGACCGGTCCTTGACAGGAACATGTTTAATAAACCATGGCAGCTTGAACAATTCAAGTTCAATTGATTTAAAAAACCGGCCAGTAAAATTTTTAAATGCATCAGAACGAGCATTAATGGCCCTAGCAGCCTTATACTTTGGGTAAGTTTCTACCTTACAAAAGGACTGCAATTTCCTGTATTTACGTTGGACCAACGGTTTTCCCCCACTAAAATCTGGCGCACTCCGTTCCCAATTTCGCTTTAATTCGTCCTTCCTCCAAGCTGGATAGTTTGTCTGATCCAGCCACTCTTCATAAGTCAAAACCTGACTATGATCCAAAGGATTCAAATTTGTCCTCACCCATTTTCGGACGAATTTTCGAAATTTCCTGCACAACTCTGGTGCAGCTACAGGGGGAGCCACGCAGAACCGCCGCAAACAACCATCGATCACCGTATCCCTGTCGCGGCCATCAGGGATAGGTGGAGCCAGTCCAATTAAACTAGGTCCCAAGCTAATCTGCACAGGGTGCAGACTTGGCTCGTGCCCTTTCTCAGACCGGTCGAATACTTGTATGTTTTCATGCACATCCACAATAACGGGGGGAACATCAGACCAATTGTAACCGTACCCAACCAATACTTCCGTGCCCCCCCATCGTCTTTTAAATCACACAAGTATTGCATAGAATGACTATCTATTTGCAGACGGTTGTTCTTAACCAACAATGCTATTGTTTTAGCCGTCTCCATGCAACATACAGTTTCTTCGGCTGTCATATTCAACGTGGAAGTTTGTTTCACGTTTCCTTCAACCACGGGTACTATCCGATCTGGAGGTACAACATCTATTCCCACTAACGCCGCATTTATCGTAACGTCGTGGGTATATAGGCTCTCTTGTATTCCAGTATAGAAATTCACCGATCTATATTGTGTGACAGAGCTATCTTGTTGTAAAACCTTAGTGGAACATGCTTGATAGCTACGATTATCTGTATTCGTCTTTCTCGATACAGCTGAACACACCGGGTATATGACGCCCTCGCGGATGAAGGTTTCTCCTTGCCACCAATCGCGGTATGGGATCAACCGTTCCGCATTTTTTGTAGTGACTGATGGCTGGAGCGAGGAATGAAAGCACTCGTTTATCATGGTCGTTTGCCCACCAGGCTTTGGAGCCATATTGTAAACGGCAGTCTGGGGTGCAACCACCTTTTCCAGCACTGTCGTCACCATTTCTCCAACACCAAGTGCTAGTAAAGACCCTGTGACCAACTTTGGACTTCTCAAACACAAGCCTAACGCTGTGCCCAATGTTGCCATTCCTCTAACAAGATTTTTTGGCGCAACCCATTTTGATAACCACCCGCTCGCCTGATACTTGAACATGACCCCCAATCGAGACTCAACTTTCAGAGATATAACCTGATCCTTGTTCGTTTGTTCTCGAGGGCCATCAAGAGTCTTAGGACCAGCAGGAGGGGGAAGGGGCACCGGACCCTTGGGTGCTACAGGCCAATTAGTGGCATCGACAGGTTTGGAATTTGCTATATCCATTTCCTCAAGAAAGTCTTGCATGACCTCCTCTTCCTGTTTTTCAGTCACTACAGTGTCCTGTTTTTCTTCCTGTCGCTGGGTAGCTCCAGCGATTTCTTGATTACGCACATAGTCGGACACTTTAGTGTCCACAGGTACTGAATCTTCATAAAACCGCCACTTCGGTATGCATTTGCCATTATGATCAATGCCGCAGATAGCACAATCCGCAACATGATCATAAGGGCACAAAAGATTCTGGCACCTGTACGGTGGGTTCCTCTGACATGGTAACGGCAATAGAGAAAACCCTTTCCAGTTCATCTTCTTCCTATGCGTCTTCGCCTTGGTTTCACACAGAACTGGCTGCTCCTTATCTTTTCCTTTCTTTTGCTGCTGCTGCTGAGTATCCTTCAAAGAGGAAGGACTTCTCGGGGAAGATCTCTGATCCCCACAGCGCCTAGTTTTACACCTGGGCTCGGTGGTTCTTAAATGTGGTGTAGCCATAAATAAGAAGGATTGAAAGGACGGAAAGGATAACTTGAACTCTCTTGCCAAGGTGGGTGTATCCCGAGCGAAGAGTGAAGAAAGTTACGGTAAAGTTGGCC